AAATATTTGAAATCTTTGAAGAACCAGATGATGAAGAAGTACTTACTGAAGAGATGGTTGAGGAAGAAGTTGCAGAGCTAGAAGAAGTTATAGAAGATATTATTGTTATTGATATACCTGAAGCTACTGAAGAAGAGATAGAAGATTTTACAGAAGAGGAGTTAGTTGAGTATGAAGAAGCTAAAGAAGAAGCAATACAAGAGTATGTACAAGAGCTTGAAACCGAAGAAGTCATAGAAGTTATAGAAGAAGTTAATGACATTGGTGTACAGAATTTATCTGAAGCAACAGAGGAAGTACAAGAGATAGTCCAGGCTGTAGTTGAAGAAGCTATTGAAGATATAGAAGAACTTACTGAAGAACAAGTTGAAGTTGTTGCTGAAGTATTACAAGTAGAAGCAGAAGATGTTGAGATTATTGCTGAAGCTGTTAAGGATGATGAGATAGTAGCTGAAGCAGTAGAGGAATATGTTGAAAGAGCTGTAGAAAATAAAGATGTAGAGAACTATACACTTGCTGATGTTGTTACAGAGGTACAGTATGAGGAGTTCTTAGAGAATCCAATAGAAACTTTTGTGGACTTTGATAACTTAGAAGAAATAACTATTGCAAACATTGGTGATGATATGACATCAGACCAGAAAGAAAAAGCACAAGAGGTAGTAGTTCCTGTAATTTTGACTAGAATAGCTAGTATGGCTGCGTTTGTATTTAGGAGAAGTTAATGTTTAAGAAGCTATGGTCTTGGTTTATTGAAGCGATTAAAGAAACTTTAAATCTTAGTTGGACCTTAGTAGGTTTAGTTATTGCTACGCTTACATTGACAGGTTCAGCTCAACAGGTTACAGGTCTTGCGACTTTAATTACATTAGTTATATGGCTACTTACCATAGGATTTAGAAAGTAATGTGGTTTGATACGCCTTTGTTAGATGACATTGATGATGAAATAAAATCATCTTGTTGTAGAACAATACAAAATAATAAAGGTACTTATGTTACAATTTGTAACAGCAAGTACGGACACAGATAGGAGATACAATGAAACTGCAAGTAGTAAGAACACAATTCGGTAAAGATGCAACCAATGGTTTGTTGTTTATTGATGGTGTATTTGAATGTTATACATTAGAAGATCAGTACCAAGCAGTAAAAGTTATGCACGAAACCTGCATACCTGAAGGTACATATGATATTAAGTTTAGAAAGACAGGTGGATTCCACGCTAAGTATTCAGCTAGATATAAGAATGCACATTATGGTATGTTACATTTACAAGATGTACCAGGATTTACATATATCCTGATCCATACAGGTAATACTGATGAACATACATCAGGTTGTCTAATCGTAGGAGAAACACAACAAGACTTAGATATAAACTTTAATGGTATGGTTGGAAGTTCAGCCGTAGCATACAAGAAAATGTATTCAAAGGTGGCAAATCAATTACTACAAGGTAAGGAAGTTACCATAGAATATAGCAAGATAGACTTAGATGGTAAGGAATTAAGTAACACTGCTAGTCCAGATTTAATTAAACCAGACAGTGTATATGAGAAACTCCAAGAGATAAGTGGGGAGATTCAAGTACTCTCTGCTAAACTTGATGGAAAGGACATAGTATAATGTTTGAGAAATTAAAAAGAGCAAGAAACCAAGATGGTACATTCAAGAAGGATGTTTGGTGGACACCTTGGTCCGATTCGTGGGAGTATACTTTGAGCGAAGAACTTAAAGATATGATTGAAAGAACTGCGTGGACCTTCATTGAAGCGTTCATTGGTGCTTTAACAGTTGCTCCATTAGTTGGTGTAGAAGCTGAAACAATACAGTTAGCTGCATTAGCTGGTGGTGGTGCTGCACTAGCAGTTATCAAGACATACGCTAAGAAACAAATAACTAAGTAGAAGATTTAGTCATTCCAACTGTCTATAATAGTCTTAACAGAAAGGCTGCATATGACAGATGAATTAGGCAATAACTACTACAAGTCTGGTTGGCAACCATCAATAGAATTTGATGAAGAAACTGGCAAAGGTGAGATAACTTATGTTGGTACAGATCCAGATTACAAGAATAAGTACGACTCAATCCTAGAAGATTGGGGGTTTGATCCCAAATATTACACAATAGAAGGTACAGTTCGTGCTAGTTCTTGGAACACACAGCTTAAGGGTGGCGAAACAGCCACCTTTTTTGCATTTAAAGGGATAGTAAAGAGGAAGAATCCTGCATTAGATGAGTACTTTGATGAGCTATGCAAGATATATTTAAAGAAACCTAAGTTAAAGAACAAGAAATATGGTGGTGATACTGCCTTTATATGGACAATGGCTGATTGGCAGTTAGGAAAAGCAGACTATGGGGTAGAAAATACCCTTAAACGCTACGAGGAAGCTCTTATAGAGGGGGTTAATCAGGTCAAGGCACTGCGTAAGGGAGGAACAGCCATAGATGAGGTGTTTTTACTAGGATTAGGAGATTTAACAGAGAACTGCGACCAATCTTTCTATTCATCTATGCCATTTAACATAGAACTTACCCTATCACAGCAATATAAACTAGCAAGACAGTTAATTATGCAGACAGTTGATACATTTCTACCACTTGTGGACAAGATTACACTCTGTGGTATAGGTGGTAATCACGGAGAGATGACTAGATCTGGTAAAGGACAGGTATTATCTGATAGATTAGACAACTCTGATATGATGCACTTTGAAATAGTCAAAGAGATAATGGCACAGAACCCTAGATATAAGAAAGTAAATGTTATTTTACCTACTGACTACCACCATTTACTAGAGATTAAAGGTAAAGCTGTAGCTATAACACACGGACATATGACTACAGGTGGTGCAGGTCCAGAAGGTAAGATAATGAAATGGTGGCAAGGACAAATGTTTGGTTGGTTGCCTAGTGGTGCTGCTGAAATCTTAATTACAGGTCATTATCACCACCCAAGAATGCTTAAACAAGGTAAGAGAACTTGGTTTCAGTGTCCAAGTATTGATTCAAGTAAAGATTTTACTGCAAGAACTGGTATGTGGAATGATCCTGGTGTCTTAACCTTTACAATAGATAAGAATGGTTGGAGTAACTACAAGATAGTTTAGATGTTGCCTGTTAGATGAATACATTTATGTAGTTCTTCAGTAAATTCTTCGCCACAATCCTCACAATTAAAAAGATAATCGTAAGTTTCTGTCATCATTCAGCCAATGTTAATAAGCAGGTATTACAACACATATAATCTTTACTTGTAAATGGGAATGTATGACTATCTCCACACATAAAACAAATAAACTTTCTGATTTCTTTAGGTGTATATCTGTTTTTAAATATAAAGTTCTTTAAATAAAATAGTATATTAAGTATCATTCTTCTTCTTCTGATGGTGTAACAACTAACTCTACATTAGCCATTATCCCTAGCAGTTGAACCTTCCCAGCTTTATTAATAATAGAATGTTCTTTAAAGATTGGGCTACCACCTTGTGTCTGACCATTAGGTAGTGCAATCTCTGGTGTCTTTCTATTTAATAGTTCCTTTAATAGAACTACTGGATCTGCTTCATTAACTGATAAATCACTCATTTATCCTCCTTATTTTCTATTCTTTCTTTTGCAAAATCAAAGTAATCTTTATCTAATTCCACTCCAATAAACCATCTTTTCATTTTACTACATACAACTCCGACAGTACCTGTTCCCATAAAAGGATCAAACACTACATCACCTGGTTTAGTAAAGTTATGTAATATCTTTTCAATTAATTCTTCTGGAAAAGTAGCTCCGTGTTCTTTGTTTATTTTTTTTCCTCTTTTAATATCCCATACATTAGACAATGTACCTCTATCAAATGTAGCTGTATCAAACTTTCTGGATATTGCGTTATCTTTATCAAATACAAGTATTACTTCATACTGACTATTCAATACTTTCTCTCCAATAGCAGGTTGTGCGTTTACCTTGTTCCAAATGATTACTTCTTTAAGCTGTTCATTAAACTCTCCCATTAGTTTGAACAATGCTCTCTTGTTGCCTGTTAAAAATTGAACATTATAAAATACTAAGTCAGAAATTTGTAGCAAGTAATGTATTACTTCTTTATTAAATTCATAGTATTCTTCCATAGGAAGGTTGTCATCATAGTTTTTATATTTAGTTGTAAATTCTTTTACTATTTGTCTTGAACAATATTTACCATTTCTAATTCGTAAGTTCATATTGTATGGTGGACTTGTTATGGTTATATGTGCTTGACCACAGAACATATCTTCTTTCATATATTCTAAGCAATCACCATTGAACAAACTGTTCATATTTTCTTTCCATACTGTTCATATAAATATCCTACCTCTTTTAGTATTGGTTCGTTGTTTTCAAAGGCTGTTGTTTCTGGCATCTCTCTTACCTCCCAACCAAAGTCATAACCACTACCAACTAAATCATTTATATTCCAAGTAATAATTTTTGTTTTATATTCTGTTAAGTATATAAACTCTTTACCTGTTTCTATTGCTTTATCGTAATTAGATACAAACTTATCTCTTTGTATAAGCCAGGGATCGTAATACCTATCCCTTGATTTAATCTCTATAAGATATTTATTATTCTCACAATCATAGTAAGAGTATTGGTCATCACATTTCTCTAGCTTATCCATACTAGGATAAGTCTTATTGAGTAGTGTTATAATTTCTTCTTCTGTCATAGAGTTATGCTTTCTAATATTTCTTTACATAGTTCACTAGGCACTTTACTTCTTTCGTAGTTTCCTTTTAATCCTTGTGTTCCTGTTCTTGATCCTCTAGGTGCAGCTTCGTGGCAAGGCATACCATTCTTACACATTGGTCTAGGTGTCCAAACATCTTCAATTAAGTTAGTCCATAAATCAGTAGGTTTCATTCTAATATCTCCATACTGACAATAGGTAACTGTTGTTCTTGGTAGATGTTCTAATGTGTCCATTTTTCTAAGTAAACCTCTAGGATTTTCTATTAAAAAATATTTTGGTTGAAACTCTTGCAATATTTCTAAAGTTTTCCATATAAGTAATTCATTATCTTTAGCTTTCTCTGTCTTAGGTTGTCTATCAGGTGGTGGTGTCCAATGTGTTGAGCAACTTGCAATACTATATGTTGTACAAGGTGGACTTGACCATATAAAATCAGGATTGAATGGAACTTTATCGTAATCAAACCCCATAATATCAACTACATAATCAACTGTATTGTATGGATTTTGTTGTATATCCGTAGTAAAAGTTTCATATCCAAATTCTTTAGCTACATTACTGAAACTACAACTACCTGCG